CGGCAAGACATATGCATATTTTTTGAGAAATGTATCAACCTCTGAAGCCTATACAGACAGCACCACTGTACAGCAGATCATCAAACTTATCCATACGCAGCTTGCCCCCGCATCGGATCCCGCCAATGTGTATCTGTTGAAATTTAATCTTGGTGCACCCCCTGCCAAAGCTGAGGTCCGAAGCGTCCAGCAAAGCGAAATGAGATTTGAGGGTCGGGAATACCCGGTCTATGAGCAAAATGGTTTCAAGTCCGAGAGCCTTTCATGCGCCTTTTGGGTCCGGGAATACGCAGATGCAAAGGCCTTTTATGAACGTTTTGCGAAAGGCGATATTGTCTTGCTACGGGACGGCAGGGGCAGAAAGATATACGGTGTACTGGGGGATATTTCGGTATCGGAAGCGCATCCGGGATATACTTTGAACTTTACTGTAACCAGATGTGATTACGTTGAAGAAATTGAGGTGTAGCCCATGCTTGCACTTACAAAAGGAGGATACACCAAAGACCAAGTGATCTCCCGGTTGCATTATAAAAAAGGTGGTCGAAAGGTAAGCTACAGATATGACCTGCTTAACAAATATGATGTGAAAATAGGGGAGCTTAAGGCACAGTTGGGTGGGAGCATTACTCTTAACAGCCTTGCACAGATCAAGCGTACTGGAAATTTTGCCTTTGCAGAAAATGAGCTGTCAGATGTGGATTGGCTTAATGACCGCATCCGGCCAATTTATATTCTGGAAATGCCGGATGGCGGAAAGCTAGAATGGGCGCTGGGAACCTTTTTATTGTCCTCCCCATCCCGTAAATATCAAAACTACGTCGCGCGTGACGTGGAAGCCTATGACGCCAACGTCGTCTTAACCGAAGATAAATTTGACAACCGGTACTGGATACAGGCAGGGACGGGATATATAGCTGCCATTACTGATATTTTAAACAGCGCGGGGATCTGGAAAATCAATATCATGCCGCATGCCGGGATCTTGACGGTGGACAAGGAATTTGAAATCGGCACAAGCAAGCTGACGGCTATCAATCAGCTCCTGTCCGAGATAAACTATACCAGCCTTTGGATTGACGAAACCGGGTATGCAATAGCAAAACCTTATATCCTGCCAACGGACCGAGAAGCCGAATATGAGTATGGTACGGACGAAATCAGCATTATGCGGCCGGATGTCACAAACGAGATTGATCTTTTTAACATCCCCAACGTATGGGTGGTGACGGCAAGTAATCCGGAAAAGGATCCGCTTGTCAGCCGGTATACTAATGACTCCTCTACATCAAAAACAAGCACGGTTAGCCGTAACAGGAGAATAGTTGATTTTAGAGAGATCGATGATATCTATGATCAGGCAACCCTTGACGCCTATGTGCAACGGATCGCCTACGAATCCAGTCAGGTGTATGACCGATTTGTCTTTAATACGGCAGCAATGCCGCATCACACTTACTCGGATATACTCCAAATTGAGCATAGCGAGCTTGGCGTAAGCGATAAGTATGTAGAGACCAGCTGGACTCTGAATCTATCTCTTGGAGGATTGCAGAGCCATGAATGTAGGAGAGTGATAACCATATGAGTGATATTCCATCGGCGGGAGAACTCCTATCAACAGTGCAACCTGGACAGCAAGGGAGTCCTTTTCGATTGGGCGCGGTTGCCGAGCTATTCCCGAACGAGACCGCTAAAATCAAGTTCGACGGGGAAGAAACGGCATCGGAAAAGCAATATGCTTATTTGGCGTCATATACGCCAGCCTTGAACGACCGGGTACTACTGGCAATGACGGCGGGGACATATATCATACTTGGAAAAATATTTTATACGGAGTCCCCGACAGATCCTCCGCCGGAACCGACAAACTACTTTACGCTCGTAGACAATATCCTGAAAGCCAATTACAACATGGAAATACAGGGGTGGTTGGACGCTCTAAACACTGTAAGTAGTGGGAACAGCCGTATAGTAGACCTTAAAATAGATGGCAAGCTCCAACATACAGGTTCTACCGCGGGCTTTTTTGGTGTAACGCCTGTTGCGCAAAGATATTGCTATACGTTAGATACTGGGGCGGCGTTAACAACCGCAATCGCAAAAATCAACGAAATGATTAACGATTTAAGAGCCTACGGCCTATATAGGCAAAGTTAGGGGGAAGGTGATTTAATGCGCATTAACAACACCAACATAAGTATGATTCGCGGGGACAGCGAGAGCATAACCGTAGCTATGCAGGACAGTACGGGCGCTGCGGTCCCCCTGGTAGACGGGGACACGATATACTTTACGGTCAAGGCAGACACGCATACGGATGCAAAAATCATGCAAAAAATCGTTACCAGTTTTACAGACGGCAAGGCGATCATCACCATCGTGCCGGCAGACACCAAGGATCTTCCGGCGCCGCTGGAATGTATATATGATTTACAGCTGTCAAAGGCCGATGGTAGTGTGATTACAATCATAAGGCCGTCAAAGTTTATCATCGAAGGGGAGGTAACTTATGAGTAATAACAGCATCATAACCGCGGTCGGCGGTCCATTAGACGTAACCGCCAAAATAATTGCTACCGGCCCCAGGGGGCAGGACGGGGACGTCACGCGCGAAGAATTTGCGGCGCATTTGGCGGATTATGCGTCAAGATTCCCGGACAACGCCGGCGCCCACAATTGTCTTTACCGCGGCAAATTTTTGGGTAACGCCGTAACGTCTCAACAGTATGCCGACATTGCCAACGGCACGTTTGCGGACATGTATATCGGCGATTACTGGACAATTGGCAGTATAACTTATCGTATTGCCGCATTTGATTACTATATCAACACAGGTGATGTTAGCTGCACTGCTCATCATGCCGTACTTGTGCCGGATTATCCTCTGTATAATGCGCAAATGAATCCGGAAAATACAACCGCAGGGGGATATGTTGGTTCGGCAATGTATACCGCAAACCTGGAGCAGGCAAAAACCACTATAAAGACGGCGTTCAGCGGCCATGTGCTGAACCATCGCATGTTGTTTACTAACGCTGTATCGAACGGTTATGCAACTGGCGGTGTATGGGTAGACAGTGAAGTTGATCTGATGTGCGAGCATATGGTATATGGCAATGGTGTTTTTAGCCCTGTTTCTACTGGATCTATTATCCCGTATGGATATAGGGTAGATAAATCGCAATTACCATTGTTCGCTTTTGACCCAACAAGGATCAACATCCGATTTTCGTATTGGCTAAGAGACGTAGTGTCCGCTTCCTACTTCGCTTATGTGGGCGGCGACGGCCTTGCGGCCGCCGGCGGCGCTTCGGGCTCTCATGGTGTTCGTCCCGCTTTCGCTATATCCTGAATCCGCGCCCCCTTGCGGGGCGCATGAACGGAGGTAGATATGTCTGTTTTAAAAAGTAAACGAAAAGAGTCTCCTTTTGAAGTATTCCATCATCTTTATAAAATGAGAAAGGAAATTACAGATTTACTCCTTCGTGACTTCGGATATAGCGTAGACAAGGCGACAAAATACCGTGAAAAGAAATTCGGCGGCAAAAGTTTTGAGGAACTCACCGAACCGGAAAAAGAGCAATATGTCAAGAGGAAACAGCGGGATGAAGCGTTTCATGAATGGTTCATTGTCGACCAGAGAAAAGCAATTACCGATTGCTTACGTTCTATCACCTCCTATGTATACAAAGCGAATAACATATATCCAATGTATATGGAGGAACTTATTGAGCGACGAATCTGTCAGGATAAAGCAATATGAGCTTGCTATGACTTGGTGCAGGAATTGCAGTATGCCATCGAAACGCTCCCGGTTGACGTAAATAAATATTCAAGATTCGGTGAAATGATTCAGACGGAAATCAACCTCATTAAAGGTTGGAGGAAATCCGACAATAAGTTTAAAAGGGCAATTTCTGATTCCGCTTACAACTTCGCTAATGTGAACAACAACGGCAATGCGAACGCCAACAACGCTTCGGACTCTCGTGGTGTTCGTCCCGATTTCAAATCTGGGATTTAAGTGCGGTATTTGACCGTTCCCAGACAGAGAAAGGAGAAATTGTCCATCCGTTATGGTAAATACTAAACACGACACAGGCGGTTACGACCGATCCTGTTATCAGCGTGATATATTTGACGGAAATGTGCTATATGACGCTTTCCGCAGGGCCGAAACAGGAAGTGATTGGAAACCGCAGGTACAGAAATTTGAGATGACATACCTTCTACACCTGTCGGAAATGCAGAAACAATTAAAAGATAAGAAATATAAGTTTCTCCCGTCAAGCAAATTCGTGATATGTGAGAGAGGCAAAACGAGGGTGATCCGAGGCGAGCAGATACAGGACAGAATAGTGAAACACGCTCTCTGCGATGAAGTGCTGAACCCGGCGATACGAAAGTATCTGATTTACGATAACGGCGCGAGTCTGACCGGTAAAGGGATCGGCTTTACAAGGAGAAGGCTACTTGTACATCTCCGGAGATACTACGCTCAGCATAAATCAAACGAGGGCTATATCCTACTGATTGACTTCTCCAAGTATTATGACAACATCATACACAGTATTTTATACGAGTTGCTCGGAAAGTATGTTCATGACGATACGGCCATATGGCTCTTGAGAAAGACTATAGATCGTTCAAGAGTCGACGTATCATATATGACTGAAGAGGAATATGAAGGCTGTATCAATACGTTGTTTAACTCGCTGGAATACGAGCAAATCAACGAAAGCCTTCTGACGGGCGAAAAATACATGGGGAAACACCTGTATGTTGGCGACCAGGTGGCGCAGACCGCCGGGATTGCCTATCCCATACCGCTTGACAATTACATCAAGATCGTAAGAGCGGTTAAATTGTATGGTAGATATATGGATGATAGTTATATCATCCATGAGGATAAGGGGTACCTGCAGGAGTTGCTGAAAGATATTGTAAAAGTCGCAAAAGACATCGGTATCACAATAAACGAAAGAAAAACCCGGATATGCAGATTATCTGATTATTGGCGGTTCCTGCAAATCCAATATTCCCTTACCGATACTGGAAGGGTTATTCAAAAGATAAACCCCAAACGCATCACGGCCATGCGCAGGAAAATGAAGAAATTGGCCCCAAAGCTCGAAGAGAAGGAGTTTGTGGACTGGTTTAACTCATGGTTTAAGAACTACTATAAAATCATGAGTAAAACGCAAAGAGAAAACATGAAAGTGTTATTTCAAGAACTTAAGGAGGGGCATTATGTACAGCATAAAATTGGATAATGGGACCGAACTACAAAATTTGGAGCTGAACGGTAATAATTTTATATCGGATACCGTTATTGGAGATGAAGTGTTTAATGGCAATTTGGAGACTGTAGTTATAACCGACGAAAA